ACCCCATTGAAGCAAACTTCCGGAGAGTAACAATGTTACCGGAAGGAAGTTCGCTGCTAGATGATCTACATGACTCAACGGCGTCACGAACCGTTGGCCATGGCTTGAGACAGTCTAAAACTAGACTATTCAAGACACGATCACTAGCCTCAGAAAGATCGATCGTCGCAATGGATTTATCGATTGAACCACGTCGAGCAGCAGCCCGATTAGGTTCTTGATCAGTAAACCCTTGTGATGCGCCGATCCTACTGCTTTCTAGCAGTGGGACGAGTTTTGTCATGATAGCTTGCTGCATATATTGCATATGCGTGGGCTCCATGGCAATAACTCGAGGAGTTTTCTGAGTCTTAGGAACAAAAACAACCTTAACAGGCGGTTCTTGTTCCGGAGGGAGGAGACTGTATTTGTAATCCTTAGAAGAGAACCAAGTATTTGTACAAAAGTACGCATACGGGAAAATCTTCTCAAGTCGAACTGTCCAATTAGGAAAGTTCCACTTGCGGTTCCCTAGGAGTTTATCCTGAGTAGAACCGGGACCGTGCTTGGGAGTTACTTCCAGTCGCTCAATGGCCTTTGTAAGGTCATTCAAGACATCGGAGTACAGCCAAGCAAAGCTAGTTGAAAAGTCTCGCCGTTGTTCGGCGGATAATGACTTATCGACAGCTTCCAAATCAGTCTCACAATTTAAGTAAGCAAGTTCAGCACGCCGCTTTCGTCGTTCCGTCGTTTCACGTTCGATCTTTTTAAAGATCAATGTGAGCTGACGAATACAACGAATAGCAGCAATACTTGGTTGCTCGTGGATCAAAGCGGTACGTTTATCGAACACAAGATTCATCAAACCTTGCAGAAATGCAGGGAGAGATCCACTCTTCTTGAAACCAAGAAAGAGTGTAGAATCTATCATCCCAAGTTCAAGACTTCTTTCGAAGTCAGAACAAAAGGATGGAAGGGTGATCGTTAAAAACGAATCACCTTCGTGTTCAACGCGGTAGAGCATCGTAATGATGTCTCTATCGCAGCTCGTGTCACACTGTTTAGCGCAATCAAGCGCTAATTCAGACCAGAGTTTCGTCAGGCTTTTCATCTCCTACTTTCATGAGATAGGGAAGCTAGGCGAGTCCTCTAGTTTGCAGCGGATAGACTAATTGAATTGGCTAAGTGCGACAAGCACACTAGCCAAACAAATTAATCCGCCGACTGACAGCATAAAAACTGCCAGCCACACGTCCCGATCGATCTAACTTTCCTTACCAACGAACTTTGTTACGTTGGCGGCAGTTAGATATGCGACCAACCCTTTCGTCAGGTCCTCGAGCTCAGTGCTCGTGAATCCTGAACCCTGGGAGGGCGCATCCAAGACCAAATACGCGGAAGAAGTATAAGGAAGGTTCTTAGTTGGATCGAGTGGATTTGTACCAATCTTCTTGGTATCCAGCCGAACCAAAGAACGATCCTTGCGACCTTGATTGTGCTTCACGGACAGCGTATATGCGCCATCAGACGCACGAAACTGACCGTTGAGCTCTCCCATGGAAACACGAGGGAGCGACTTGGCAACACCAGAAACGGTGATTGACTGAGGATCTGAGAACATGGAACTCTTTCTGTTTTGCACACATACGTAATGAAGTGTGCTTGAAATCCTTGCCCAAGGGAATGATGGGCGGCACGTTCCGCTTTTGGCGGTTGTGACTTCTAGAAGCGCAATCGACTCACGCCGAGCGCCCCTAGGATGGATAGTTGGAAGGGATCAAAATCCTTCCATGTATATCCAAATCCGAAAGGACTTGCTTTCACTCTATACTTGCGGTCGTAAGTACGAACGCCAGTAGTCGAGATCGGGACACCGTACGCAGTTCTACTCTGACGATATATTTCTTTGTCTTCGTAGTGCGCCATGATGTAACCCCGTTGCATGTACAGCCCATCCCTACCTAAGTAGGAAAGATTGGTTAACACGTGATTAAAATTCGCGAACCAATCGACGAGCCAGCTCCATGGCAGGAGGTTCCATATGTCTATGGCTTGAGGCACAGCCCCAAGCCCTCCCAGCTTTAGATCTATCTCGCGTAATAAGCGATCTAGCTCTGCAGTCTGGTAATAGGCAAAGGAACAACTACTCCAGATCTTAAAAGTCTTAAAAGACTCTAAAGTTCCGGAGATTCCTGTCGACGCCGACATAACAGCCATCTCACTTGACGTTAAAGCGCGTTTAGATGAGATGGTGCCTTTGTCGATCGTCTTGCGGACTCTGAACTCCTTATCCAACTGACGTTGGACAGCAGCTCGGAGCCTCGGATCTTGCACGGCTTCAAAGAAGTTCTGCAAATCCGATATGAGTGGCAAGATACCGAATTGTACATTCAAGTACTCACCACCCAAAGAGCGCAGTTTCTTCTCTTCTGCAAGAGCTTTGAGCGGAGCCTTAGGAAGGC